TGTAGCCCTTCTGCTAATAGTTCAAAGGCTTTTTCATAAGTGGTTATATCATCCTTCTGACTCATGTTCCCCCATTTTTGCTTTTAGCTTCATAGCAATCCTATTTGTTAAATCTGGATCATCTATCTCATCTACTAAAATTTGTATTAAGTCTTGTACAAAATTTAAATTAACTAATCCTTTTGCAGTTTCTCTTTGTCCTGATAAACCCACTTCAGCAGCTTTTACAGCATCAAAAGCTCTTTCAAACTCTAAACCTTGCAATTCATTCATGGCTTTATTTTTTATTGTGCCATACAATTCAAAGTGTTCTTCTGTAAGTTTTGCTATGTTCATTGCCTCTCTTTCTTGCATTTTCTCCATAGCCTTAGCTTGAGTCTGTGCTTTTTTCTCTTTCCAATCGTCTTGTCTTATCCAAGCATATATAGTTTGTTCACTCATAACAACTTTTTGTTCAGCACTTACTTGGTCAGCTATCTCTTTAGCAGAGTAACTATCAGATAAGTATAATTTTAATGCTCGCTCTTTTGCGGCTTTTGGTAATTTTTTAGGCATTATATATATGCAGCATTAGACCATCCTGTATCAGCGTTTCCTGATTCAATGCTTCCTCCATGTGGGCTTCCGTCTGATTGTAACAATTTACTAAAATCCATACCGCCTTTGTTTTTATTACCAGCAGCATTAAAACACTCTGGTACTTTGTGTTTTACGCCACCCGTTGTGCTTATCTCTTTAAATTTTATACCTATCTCAGCTCTGCTACATACACCTCTTATCATTGCATCTTTTGGACCAAGAGGTTTGTATTCAGGGTTTTCTAATAAAGTTGCTATAGTTCGTTTAGCTCCTTCAGTTTGTACATTGTGTATACATTTATAATAATCACACCACACAATCTTAGCATACTTTGCTTTAAACTCTTCAGCAGTCATGCCTTTAGGTAACTTATCTTCTATCTTGTTATCTTTGGGTTCAGGTGTATCATAAAAATATGTTTTATTCTTTTGACCCGTTGTTTTTTTATAACCTTTAGGTGCCGCCATCTTTTTTCTCCTTTACTGAATATAACGCTATGCAAGCTGCATCAGCATAATCTTGCTCTGGAAAGTTGTCTCCCCATTTTTCTGTTGCATATTTCATTATATCATCTTTTGTAGCTTTGCCACTACCTAATATATTTTTCTTCCATGTACCATTATCTACTAATTGTGCAGATATATCACTTAAACAAATGGTACCCCACACCGCTCCTACAACTTCAGATAAAATACGCACAACATTTCTGTTCTGTGCAAATATGGGTTCTTCAATTACAGCGTAATCTACAGTGTCTATGTTAATATCTTCTACTAAAATCTTAGCAAAGTTATCCATTAATTCTGGAAACCTGTCTTTAAATGATTTTTTAATGCTGCATTCAGCTTTATATGTCTTTATTAAATTTTCATCCCCGTCTAATACAACGACATGGATCGCCTTACTAGACGTGTCTATCCCTACATGTTTCATAATCTTTATTGTAGAGGTATGTTTTCTTTAATAATTTGTCTGGATGATAATTTGTCGTACACTTTATCCTCTAGTGTATCTCTTTTAAACACAGCTATAGTAGCTCCTACACCGACTGCAAGTGCCCCTACCACTGGTAAACTCTTTGCTATTCCTTTTGCTATATCTTTACTTGTCATAAGTTTCTCCTTTTGTTTATTCTCCTTCTAATATTTTCATGCCTAATGCGATTATACCACCAATAGTTGCAGTGGATACCTCTGGCATCTCATGAAATAAACCTACTACCGATAAAATAGTAAGGCATGCTATTGCTAAAAATATTTGTGGTCTAAATTTTCCCATATTAATTTGCTTCTCCTAATATTATTATACTAAGTTTTAATCAAATCTAGCAGTTCTTAAGGCTACAACTCTGGATATTGTATTCCAACACTGAGTATATAATCTAAGTCTACCTTCTTCGTAAACTTTTGCAGCCTCCATTTCAGTCATTCTTTTAAATAACTCTGCTAAACTTTTATTAGTGCTCATAATGATTCCACGTGCTTCGTCTCTTGTAGGTTTTTTACCAACAGCATTTTTCATAACATCAGCAAAAGCTACGTTATAACCCTCATCGAACTGTGCTTTCATAGCACCGAGTTTCATTTCATGCGTTGCAACGATTTGTTCTAATACGGCTTTATTACCCCCGTAGATAGACATAAACACCGCTAATTGTTTATTGTCAGCAGTAATTACATCTGCAAAATCTAAGTCCTCATCTGCGTTTTGACTTATCTTAACCCAAGGCAATGGATGTTCTTTACGCTCTTGTTTTGCGTAGTCTATAGCATTTTGATAAGACCACTTACTTGTCATTCTTTCCTCCTGTTTTTACACTTACAATACCACATGCCTGTGCATGTTTCAGGTTCTGTGGTCATTGTCATTATTTTTTCACATCGTTCTAGTATATCATGCCATACTTTTTTATCTCTGTCAACTTTAAACGCTTTTAGATTTTGGTCATTCTTGTTTTCATACATAACCACACCGTAATCTTTATCAGTTAAATTAAGATATATCTGTAGTTGTATCATATGTTCGTGTTTTGGAGCTTCTTTAAGATCATGAAAGTCTTCATTTTTTATTGTTTTTAGCTCTAGTAAAGCCTCTGTGTGTTTGTCGTGTTTAATTACAAAGTCTATACGCCCTGATATGGGTGGGTTTTCATTTTTAATTGACACTTCATCGTCAATATATAACTCTGCTTTTTCTAGGTATTTTTTCATGCGTCCTTCAAATGTGCCCCCATGATCAAATATTCTTTGAATCCTAGCGTCTATTGAGTCCCAGTCTAACAAACCATTGTAAGCCATGTATAAATATTTATCACAAGGGTTTCCAAACAAAGATGGGTAAAATTTACCTTTTTTTGGTGGGCTGTTTTTCCTACTTAAAACATTGTCAATTGATTTTAACAACCATCTATCTTGATTCTTAGTTCGTTTAACAGTGCTAGATTTGTTTTTACTTAAATTGTTTATAGCTTCAATTCCTGACATATTTTTGCCTTTATATCTTTGTATGTTTTTTCTTTAATGTGGACTATTTCATATCCAGCTTTTTGCAAATACTCATCTCTTATAGCATCTCTTTTTGCAAAATGTCCAAATGGACCGTCTGCTTCTATTATAACATTTATTTCTGTTACTATGAAATCAGGCACATATTTACCCACAGGCATTTGCCATGTGTATCTTAATCCTATCTCGTCAAGCACTCTCGCTATCAGAGTCTCCTGTAAGGTATGACTCTTTCGTGGCATTTACAAGCTCCTCATATTTGTCTGGGTTTTCTTTAAACCATGTCACTACTGCATTCATTCCTCTAAAACTCTTTCCATCATAGTCATACATAGCACCTCGTTGCTGAATAGTACCTTCCTCTAAACCTACTCTGATGTAAGTTTCAATCATATCGATACCCCCATCAAACTTAAAAGGTATTATTGCTTGTTCAAACTTCTCGCCGCCAAACTTATCTTTTAGTAATCTAGCGTTTATCTCAAACCCCATCCTGTCTGCCATGTTCTTTGAACCACTTTTACCGGGTTTAGTTAACCAAGAGCCTCTAGCAAAGTGCATACAGCAATGTGCAAAGTATTTTTGACCTTCTCCACCGGGCATAGTATCCATCATTTGAACATTACCCATAGTTCCTCTTGTCTGATTTATAGCAACAAATGCTCCCCCATATTTTAATTCAGGTATAATTCGCATCAACATTTGATTCCATGCTCTAGATTGCCATGCAATCGGGCTATGAGCTATTCCATCTTCATGTGTATAAATATCATTAGGCACTAAACCTGCTACACTATCCATGACCACTATATCTGCCCCAGCTTGTAAAGAATTTCTAACAGCTTTAAACGCTTCTTCAGAAGTATCAGGATTATACACAATCATTTCTTTAACATTTAAACCACTTTTAGTCATCCAATCAGTATCCCATGATTTTTCTAAATCAATCCATACAGCTACTCCACCATCTTCTTGCACGGTTTTACATAGTTGTGATGCTACATAAGATTTACCAGATGAAAAGCCACCAAATAAAAGCGTAAATCTTT